GGGCTGTAGAGACTAGAGGTGGTAATAAGAAGCCGGTACTGTCTGACCTTAGAGAAAGTGGTGCTATAGAGCAGGATGCTGATATTGTGACTTTTATATATAGAGCTGACTACTATGAGCTGGCTGATGATTTTGACACTGCTCAGGATGAGGCTGAGATTATTGTCTCTAAGCATAGGAATGGTGCTCTGGGTAGTGTGTATCTTAAGTTTGTAAAAGAATATGTAAAATTTACTGAGGCTGACCCTCGTGATAGATTTGTAGATCCACTAGAGAGGGGTAATCTAAAGCCTCTAGATGCCACTGTGATCAAGCCTAGAAGAAATGAGGGTGATGTGCCATTTTGAGAATGAAAATATTAAAGATAGATGATACCAGAAAATATAATAGAACGATGGGCTAAAAAAAATCATCACATCTCCACCACTCACCCCTAATATCCTAACGATATAGTTATCGGAGCTCTCCTATATGACTTTTGTACTGATGAGTACAAATAGGACATGGTGGGATAGTGTGGCTAATGCTCTGTCGTGGGGTACATCTGCCAAAGGGCATACAGGTGGCACACTATCACAGTCTAATATAGACTACGCTATGAAGCTGCTAGAGCACTTTCAGATAGATAGTGCTGTAAGTCCTGAGACTGTACGAGGTATCCCAGCATACCAATATTGTAAGAATGACATAGCCAGCACTATAGCTGGTAATCCTAAAGGGCTGTATAGACACACTGATCATGGACGTGAGAAGGTGATAGCTCACCCACTCCACTACCTTATATCACAGCGACCTAGTAAGTATCTGAGTCAGATAGAATTTGATAAGACGATGGAGGGCCAGTGTATAGACTATGGTAATGCATTTGCTAAGATTAATAGGAATCTATCGGGCATGCCTACAGATATGGAGGTGTGGCACCCTAGAAGAGTGAGAGTGTGGATGGATGATAAGCTAGGCAGAAAGCTCTATAAAAATATACATACTGGTGAGACTGTAGATTATATGGATATCCTCCACTATACAGAGGAGATGAATCATCCTGATCTGCTCGTGGCTGAGAGTAAGACGAGTGTACACCGTAAGGCTCTGGAGTCAGTACTACTGAGCAGGGAGATGTATAATAAGGTAATGAAAAAGGGCACTTTCCTGAGTGGCTTTTTAAAATTTGCTAAACCATTTAGAAACAAAGAACAACTACAGGAGGCTATAGATGCGTGGAATAGTACCTATGCCGGATCTGCTAATGCTGGATCTACAGCAGGGCTGGAAAATGGTGGTGAGTATGTACAGCTCAAAGTGCCATTCAGAGAGTTACAATTTATAGAGCAGATGGAGATGAGTGTAGCGGAGGTAGGATACATGCTCTCCTATAAGCCTGGGCAACTGGGTGTGAATAAAGGAGAATCATTCAGCACACTAGAGCAGTACTCTAAAGAAAAGATGCAGAGTATCATCATACCTAGAGCAAGACAGAGAGAGCAAGAGCAAAACTATAAGCTACTCCCTAAAAGGATGCAAGGCGAGTACTACTTTAAGACCAACTTCAAAGGTATGCTACAGGGTAGTGTAAAAGATAGAAATGAGTTTTACACTAATATGATAGACCGTGCAGTGATGACTCCTAATGATGTGCTAGAGCTGGAGGATATGAATACATATGCTGATGGTGATGTGAGAGTGATGCCTATGCACTACACTACTCTGGATAATATAAAAGAGGGCAAACCTGCCAGCTTATTTCCTAATGACAAAAGCAATAATGATGAGTGATGTAACAGATAGAAGTGCTCCTTTTAAATTTTATAATTACGTGTCTGAGGTAAAGACTGTGAAGGATGATAAAGGTGGAGAATGGTATAAGTGGCTCATCTCTGATAATACTAAAGATAGAGGTAGAGATGTGGTGCCCATAAAGAGTTGGGAGCTGGATAATTATAATAAGAATGGGATAGTACTGTATATGCATTCTCGTGCTGATAAAAATGGCACCCTGTTAGAGGATACATACAGGATGCTAGGACCTGGTAAGGTATATATAGAAGATGGTAAGCTGATGGGCCTCAATAAATTTGAGCCTAAAGAGCTAAACCCATTAGCGCACACTATAAAAGGGAAGGTAGATTTTGGCACCATCAAAGCTGTGAGTGTAGGCTATGATCTAAAGGAGGGCCACTGGGGTAAAAAGTCCGATGATGAAGATCCTGACTACTTCTATTTTGATAAAGCAGAGTTACTAGAGTTTAGCATAGTAGATATACCTATGAATCCTAATGCACTCGCTAAGATGAATGGTGACTCATGGAGTGATGTAAAAGCAAAATTCCCAAAACCAGAAACAAAAGAAAAAACAAAATCAGACATAAACGTCAATATAGATACTGATACACTAAAAGATGTACTGAAGAAAAATACTAGTCAACACGCCGAGATGACAGAAGATGAACAAAGAATAGATGAGGCCTTCATCGGTGCCCGTCTGTCATTTCTTAAACACAAAAATTTAGAGCGATGTTTGAACGACTAGAGCTCCTGACAGAGCAAAGGGCAGAGAAGATGAAAGCCCTGAGTACCCTTATAGAAAAACAGGGTGCCAAAGATTATAAACCATCTGATGAGGATGTAAAAAGTGCTGAAAAGCTGGATAAAGATCTAGATGTGCTAGAGACTGAGATCAAATTTTTGCAAAAGCAAAAGCAGAGAGAGTTAGATGATGCTGGTGATGGTGTAACTGCTGCACCTACGATCATGAAGAGTAAGAAAAAGTATGAAGGATCAGAACAGCTTAATATCAAAGAAGCGGCTGATAACTTCAGTATCACCAGAGCGGTTAACATCCTCAAAGGAGGTGTAAAGCTAGATGGACCTGAGAAGATAGCAATGGATCTATCTAAAGAGGAGGCGAAAACTAACTCTGTGAATATAGAGGGTTTTGGTATCCCTGGTGCATTCATTAATACTGGAGCTAAGGCAGCTACTGGTGTGACAGCAGGGCAAGGTGGTGACTACATAGCAAATGATCTGAGTGATAATACTATAGGTTTCTTATATCCTAGATTGGTAACTGATCAGCTAGGTATGAAGAGATATACAGGGATTACTAGTAATATGGATATCCCTAAAAAGACTAATAGGCTCACAGCAGCATGGGAAGGAGAATTTGATGACAATGCGAATACTCAGCTCACTACTGGAGTAGATCAGGTAAGACCTCACAGGATAGGTGCATACTCTGATATAGGAAAGCAAGTGCTGAGCCAGGCAAGAGATATCAGTGATCAGATGATAGTAGATGATCTGAGGACGGGTGTAGAGATCCTTATAGATACAGGTATCTGGAATGGTAATGATGGCGGTGTTACAGATCCGCTCACAGGATTCTTAAACTTAGCAGGTACTACTACAGTAGCTATAGGTACTAATGGAGGGGCACCCACTAGAGACCACCTTATAGATATGGAGAGTGAGATAGCTGCCCTTAATGCTAATATATCCACTATGGGATACGCTACCACTCCACAGATGAGGGGAAAGCTGAAAAAGACAGCAGAAGCGGCGAATAGTGGCATGTACGTATGGGGTAAGGATAATACTCTTAATGGATATCAGGCTGTAGTGTCTACACAGCTACCATCAGGACTCACTAAAGGGTCGAGTAGTGACTGTCATTCATTTGTATTTGGATGTTTTGACCAGGCATCATTATACCAGTTTGGTGGATATGATCTAGTAATAGATCACAGCACTCAGGCTCTTAAGAGTACGCTCAGAATAGTAGCTAACTCATGGTGGGATTTCCATGTGAGACATGCTGCAAGTTTTGCCATCATAGTAGATGCTAGAGATGTGTAATGCGAAAGTGAAATAAGTCTATCTCGGCAGATGTGACTGTAAGGGTGGAGCTGAGGATGGTTCCACCCTCTTTTTACAAAAAGAGAAAATATAAGAATAGTGAAAGTAAAATTTATAAAAAGTCCTACCGGCAAATATAGGCTCGGATATAGGATAGGTGATGAGCTGGATGTCAAAGATGATGCCCTAGCTAAAGAGATGGTGAGTAGTGGCTGGGCTGTAGAGGTGAAAGCTAAAAAGAAAGGATTTAAAAAGTAAGTACCATGGCTATCAGTATTACAGCACGTACAGGAGAAGAGGTATTTACCCTAGCCCAGGCTAAGGCATATATCGTCTTGGCTACAGGATTTACTGCTGATGATACTATGGTAAGCGAACTGCTAGAGGAAGCGATAGGCATACTGGAGGAAAGAGGCAAGGTGATACTGCAAGGTGCTACAGTGTACAATAAGAGATATGGCTGGAGTGTGAGTGGCTGGGAGTATGTAGATTTTGGCACTCAGGCTCTTAATACGATATCTAGTATCACCTATACAGATACGGATGGTGACCCACAGACACTAGCAGCTACTGAGTACTATCTAGATACTACACGTACACAGCCTAGACTGGTATATCTGGATTATGCTAATCTGCCAGAGTGTAAGGACGGCACAGTAGTGACGATCAATATGACAGCCGGATATGCTACAGCAGCAGAGGTGCCTACAGGATGGAGGCATATACTGAGACGGATGGTGTCAGAATATTATGAACACAGGACGGATAGCCCAGCAGAGAAATATACGATATGTGATAAGATAATAGACCTGTATAGAATGCCTACAATATGAGGATAAAGGGATAAAAGTGACACAGCGATCATCTACATATTATAATAGAAGTGGCCCTACAGCACACCACTACATCAGGCCCTCAGAGCTAGATAGAGAAATATCTCTCGTAGCTCCGGGTACTCCTACTAAGACTGCTGATGGTGGTACACTACGTACTGATGCCACTCCATTAGTGGTAAGGGCTAAGGTGGAGTATGGTAGAGCGGTAGAAGATCCCAGTAGTGGCAGGGTGATAGTGACTCAGGGGCTTACTATCATGGTGAGAAATCAAGGACTGGATAG